TTTAGAACAACAAATGGTAGGTAGCTTTGACTCTATGAAAGCTATAGATGATGCAGTAGCTAACGGAGCATTAGAATTAAAAGATGCTTTAGCTATGAAGGCTAGTATTGCTACATCTAAAGCAGATGAAGTTATGGCAGTAGACACAGATAAAGATGTTATAAGCAAATCTACTGGTAATATAATTCGAGAAGGAAAAAACAACAAATCACAAGTTTTATCTGAAGCTGGATTACAAAATTTTGAAAAAAATCAAGGATATGAAAAAGGATTTTATCCTAGAGCTGACGCAAATGGAAATCCATACATTTATCAATTTAACAAAGATGGAAAACTTGATGTTACCGACATAGGTGGAAATAAAGGATTTTCATTTACTTTAAACGACAAAAAAGACCAAGGTTTAAGTGAGGTGGCAATAAAAGATTTAGTTTCTTTAAGAGATGACCATACCAGAGCAAGAAAAAATCTCCCTAAAATTGATGGTATTGTTACTGCTTTAATTAAAGATAAAATGGGGTTAGATGCAGGAGTTTATACTGGAGCTTTTGCTAATTTCAAACTAGAGGCAGACAAATTTCAAGCTGCCGTTAGAAACATTAAAGAAAAAAATCCTACTATTCCAAATACAGAAATATTAGACATGGCGTTAAATTCTGATGTGTTTCCTCTTATTAAAGAGCTAGGCATTGGAGCTAAAGGGATGGATACTCCAACAGAAAGAGAGTTCTTAATTCAATCTATGGTTGGTTCAAAAACAATGTCATCCGAGGCTTTATTGCAGGCAACATTAACTAGAAGAGGTAGGCTTATAAGCACCGCTAGAGAATTTAATGAAAGTTCAGGTAGTGATTTATATCAAAGGGCAACTAAACAAGGAGTTAGAGGTTTAGATAAAAAATATCAAATGAGTGAGGAAATGTTGCGTGGCCCATTAATTGATGTTTCAACATATAACGGTGAAAAAGTAGAATTTAATGGCAAGAAAATTTATAAATATGCTGACGGAACAATGGTTTGGGCGGAAACAGGCGAAATAGCATATAAACCAAAAGGATATTAACATGGGATTACCACTTTTATCAGATGAAGAAGCAGGCAAGTTAATACCTTATGACATAAATATAGATGTTAATGAAGCACAAGCTAACCTAGTCAAAGAAAAACTATATCCAACAGATGGTGCTACAGCAGAAACTACCAATAATTCCAATTTACTAAACGCTAATGATTTACTAAATTTAAAGTCTGACTCACCTCAAGATGAAGAAAGAATAGTAGAGCCTTGGATGAAAAAGTTACCAAGTGAAGAATATTCTCCATTAGAAAGTGCTGGATATGGAGCAATAAACTTTTTACCTTCTGCAGGTAATGCCGCAGCTAATTTGGCTGTTGCTGCTTACAATCCAGTTGATACTATGAGTAGTATAATTGATTTAATAGGTGGGTATGCGAACAAAGCATTACCAGAAGCATTTATAGAAAAACAAAATCAAAAACTTAAATCTGAAGCAGAAAATATTTTTAAAAAAAGAGATTTATATCTGCAACAAGCAGAAAAGTTTGAGGTGGATGGGAATAAATCAGCTGCAAAACGATATAGAAAATTTGCATCTGAATCAGCTATAGATGCAGGGGAAATGACAGATAGAGTATTAAGGCAAACAAATACAGCAGATACAGTCAATAAATTTTACAAAGAAAGATATGGTAGTTTGGATGGTTTTAAAAAAGCTATTGCCGAAGACCCAGCTATGGTTTTGTTAGACATTACAACAGTATTAAGAGGTGGTGCAGGGTTAAGGATACCTAAAGTATCTCCCGTTTTATCAAAAACAGCAAGTATTTTAGAAACACCTATTAGGGCTACAGGAAAAGCAATAGGAACAACAGCTAAATTTGGTGTAGACCTAACTAAAAATGCACTTGATATTATTGGCCCAAAAGTTGGGTTAGAAACTTTAAGTCAAGCATGGAAATCTGGACTATCAAAGAATGAAACATTTATTAATAATATGAATAAGCCAGAAATTTATGCGACAGATGTTGTAGATAAAGTTAAAAGAATTTTAAACGATATGAAGATTGAAAAAAACAAAGCATACAATGATAAAATGGCTGAATTAAAGACAACAGAGTCTAGTATTTCTTTTAATCTTATAGACGAGGCTATGCAAAATCTTTATGATTCCAAAGTAAAATATAAAACTAATAAACCTAACCCAGAAAGACTAAAAAGATGGCAAGAAATAAAAGACAAAATTAATGAATACAAAAAGAATGGGTTAAATAAACCAGATGATTTTGACCAACTAAAGCAAGATATTAATACCATTAATGATGACCTGCAATTTGGAAGTCAAGATAAAACTATATTTGACCCAATACAAAGAACTGTTAGGGAGGCTATTAATAAAGATGCTCCTGTGTACGCAGAAATAATGAGCGATTACATGGATGCTACATTACAAATACAAGAACTAGACAGAACCTTTAGTTTAAATAAAGGTAGAACTGGTAAAACTGACCAAGCATTACGAAAACTACAATCAATATTTAGAAATAACTCCAACACCAATTACGGAGCTAGAATTGGGAATATACAAGCTATCGTAGACAGAAATCCAGACATTATGCCTGCTCTTGCAGGACAAATGATGAGTTCTGATTTACCCAGAGGTTTGGATAGTTTAATTCCTAAAGGAGCAGGTGTAGGAATGATGGCAACCGCAACCGCAGGACTATATAACCCTTGGATGATACCACTTATGTTATCTCAATCTCCTAAATTAATGGGGAATATTTTATATAAAGCTGGTTCTGGATTAAGGTCTTTGGATGATATAGCAGGAAATATGCCTACGACAGCATTAGACTTTACAGGGGGGATAGCTAAAACATTGAATAATAAAAACACATTAAGACCTGCATCTTTACTAGACTCATTAGATGCAAACAAAACATTTGAAAAAGAATTAAGAGAAAGGGCTAAAAAAGAAATAGGATTATTATTTTGAACACCATAAACCCAGTAGAATTTGGTAAGATGAAAGAACAAATCAACCACCTACAACACACACAAGATGAGTTACAAAAAGATATGAAGGCAATCCTAGCTCTAGCTAATCAAGGTAAAGGTGGCTTCTGGATGGGTATGGCAATCGCATCATTTATCGGAGGCATAGTATCTGTATTAATTAAAGGATGGGTACAATGAAAGAGCATGTTCTTATTGCCTGTTTTGCAGTAGTGTTGTTATGGAGCTACTGCTATGTACTACTTAACTAAACTATGCGCCAAGCCAGTGGTAACGCTTTTAACGCTAATCGCTGTACTACCTCTCACCCCAATTATTGCTTGTATATTATACGGATGGACTCACTAAATGCTAAACATACTATTACCACTAATCTCCACTGTGATTGATAGAGTCATCCCAGACAAGAATGGTGCAAATAAAGCTAAACAAGCTATAGAGGCAGAGCTTATTGCCAATGCAACACAACTCAACCTAGCTCAAGCAGAAACTAACAAGATTGAAGCAACACATAGAACCGTATGGGTAGCAGGATGGCGACCATTTATAGGATGGGTATGTGGCGTTGCTATGGCTTGGCACTTTGTTGGCGTTCCACTAATTACGTTCTTCGCAGCATGGGCTGGTGCAACCATACCTCCATTGCCTGTGTTTGATATGGGTAGTTTAATGACTGTCCTTATGGGACTATTAGGTCTTGGCTCTATGAGAACATTCGAGAAGATGAAGGGTCTGACTAAATGATAATGGCAAGTCCGCACTTTAGTATTGACGAACTAACTTTTAGCGAAACAGCAATAAGGCATGGTATAGATAATACTCCAGACGAAAAGCAGAAAGACAATCTTTTATTAACAGCAAATTTTATGGAGGACGTGCGTGAACATCTTGGTAATAATATTATATATGTTTCTAGCGGTTATCGTTGCCTTGAGCTTAATACCCTTCTCGGTTCTAAAAAAACATCTAGCCACGTTAAAGGACTGGCTTGTGACTTTACAGCAAGGGGTTTTGGTAGTCCTAATGACATTGTTATGGCTCTTATTAATTCCAATATTCCTTTTGACCAAATTATTCTGGAATATGATAAGTGGGTGCATATCTCTTTTTGCGAAGATAATGAAACACCTAGACGACAAGCATTAGCTATTAACAAGACAGGAACAGTGCTATACTCGAATTAAGATATTAACGAGGTAGCTTAATTATGAAGATACTTATTTTAGATTTGGAAACATCACCACACACAGGATTCCATTGGGGACTATTCCAACAGAACATTAGCATTAGTCAGTTAATAGAAAGTTCGACGGTTCTATGTTGGGCTGCTAAATGGCTGGATGATAAAAAAGTACATTTCTCTAGTATTTATGACGCAACTCCAGCGAAGATGATAAAGGAAATACATAAGTTAGTAGATGAGGCTGATGCCATTATTACGTACAACGGCAAAAGATTTGATATGCCAACGCTTAATCGTGAGTTCTTAATTCATAGACTGCCACCACCTAGTCCTTACAAAGACATAGATTTAATTAATACTGCCAGAGGTAAGTTTAAATTTGCTAGTAACAAACTTGACTATATTGCTCAACTATTAGGTATTGGACAAAAGACTTCCCATGAGGGTATGCCACTATGGATTAACTGTATGGCGAAAGACCCTAAATCATGGAAGTTAATGAAGAGGTACAACATCAATGATGTAAAATTAACAGAAGAAGTTTACAAGAAATTACAGGGTTGGATACAAATACATCCTAACCACAACCTAGAAACCAAAGAAATGGTATGCCCAAATTGCTCTAGCCACCATTTACAGAAGAGAGGGGTGCAGTTATCGCTATCAAAAGTATTTCAGAGATTCCAGTGCCAGTCGTGCGGAAAGTGGAGCAAAGGAAGCAAGGCAATAGAAACAATCAAATCAAACTCGGCTACACCCATATAAAGAGAATACCAGTGGACATACAATTAATTGCACTACACATGATAGACAAGGTCATAGACAATGTTGAGATTGCTTACGATGACTCTGAAATTATTATCTCTTTAGATGACGGAACTAGCATCGAGCTGACCATAGATTCAATTCACATGAATATACCGGAAGTGGATGACTAATTCTTGTCTTTCCAGATGAGTGTTAGCCATTTCTTTAAATCATTGATTCTAGTTTCGTCTTTTAGCTCATTAAACCATGTCCTGCGTTGTTGTAAGCTCCACCTTGCGATAGTTTTGGCTTCGCAGTACCTCATGTACTCCGCACTATAATTATCCGTTACAGAGCCGTCTGGCAGCGTTATTTCCCTTATTTCTTTATCCATTCTTATCCGCCCATCGATAAAACTTAATCAACAGTCTTTTCAATCCTTCTACGCCATTAGCAACTTCCGTATACTTCCCATTGCTTAACTTGTAAACCTTACCTACACTGGTATCACCTTCAACTGAATGGCCTTCTATCAGAATAACAATAAAGTTCTTTTGTTTTGATAACGAGTTTAATAATATTTCCTGACCCATACTCATTTTTTCATTAGGTCTTTTCCATTCACCCACCAAAACTTTACTCTTTCTTTGAAACATCATATCTACATTACTGGGTTGAGCTTTAGGGTTCTCTGGAATAATTCTATACAGGAAGCCAAAATCTGTATGTTCTGCTACTGCGTTTTTCATTCCGTTAAGCATCTATCCTTCTCCCCGCTATGGTTAATAAGTTGTCCATAGCTAACCCTAATTTCAGTTCATAGTATAGTGGCTTTTTGTCGCCCAAATATCTAGCATAAATTGCTTGCCTCTGCTCTAGTGGTAATGAATGAATAATAGCGTCTATTGTTTTCACATTCTTATTGTCAGCTACGTCTAGCATGTCATCAAAGGCATGTGCAGAATAGCTCCCAACTGACATATATGACACTTTGCTTGGGTATCCTAGCTTGTGATTGTCTACCTTATGCCAGCGTACCCAGTCCTCAATAATAGCTGTAAGTCGGCTAATCCTCATTCACCGCCATCGTACACAGTTGAGATTTGTGAATATTGGTGCGGTGTAGACTGTGGGTAGCTTATGACAGGACTATCGTCAGCCTTGAAAGTTTTACGCCCTACGACTTTAAACTTATCAATAATGGATTTTGGATATAACATTTCAGCTAACAAACAAGATGATTTTTTAAAGTAAATGGTATGTCGGTTAGTCTGTTGTCTGCCTAGCCTCTCTTCGGCACACAACTTCCTTACAACACTGACAACTGTAGCTTCACACATATTCATTTCATTAGCAATTTCTTCAATCTTTAACCTTCTGCCATTTTCAAATAGCTCCATAACCACTGGCAACAACTCGTACATCTGCGCCTTTGTTCCATCATTGTAAACATACCAATGGAAGTTTGATTTAGTGGTCATTAGAAATCTCCTTTAGTGATAACCCTGCCGCTTTGGTCGTGAATGATTTGGAACTGTTCTTTGTTATAAAGTACCATAAATCCGTACCCCTCGTATTTAAATTTATGTTCCTTCCACTCCTCCTGATTTTTTTCCAGTACCTTTTTCCCTTTTGTCATTGCTGCAAACTCCTTTTAAATGTTTGTCATGTCCACACCACCATTTTTTATAAAAAAACTTACCTTCTTCTTGGCATATATGGCAAAGATGTGGTTTTGTTAAATCAATCTTCGTCATGCAACTCATCAAACTGTTTATCAATCATTATGTCTTCTATAGTTACCTTATCTGTGACGAACCTGCCTTTAGCTTCAGAATAAAATTTAGTCCATGTTTCATTGGCTTTGTCTAAATCACGTTCTTGTAAAAATTTGTCTTCATTCTTTTCTAGCCAACGAAAACAATACTTCACATGATTGCTCATGTGTGTTACTTCCATAGGAAAAAGGTTATGCGTTAGTACCTTAATAACTGTATAACATTCAATCCCATATCTAATGTACCATCTTGGATGAGTAACTTCATCATTCATTTCTTTATCTCCTTAACGCTAGTTGTAAATCTTTTTACATCTCTTATATCAATACAATCTTCCGTACCTTTTAAGAACACATTACCGTCTGGCTCTATAGACTCATACAGCTTATGGTTCTTTGCGTGGCAATGATACTTATTATTTACTGGTTTAATAACTATAGCAATAACTATTAAGCCAGTAATGAATAATACTAAAGCTATAATCCATATATTATCTTTAATCATCTTTTTTCTCCTTAATAAATACATTTCCCCACAAGTATCAATGAAGTATGACCTACATAATTATAAGCCATACCACCTGTGGGGTCATGTAACCTTTCATCTAGTAACAGATAACTCCTTGAGCTGTTGGCTGGCAAACTGTTAATTTGTCTGCTCCATAAACAAATATTGGCTCATTACCAGATAATGCTGTTTCTGTTTTTATGCTGCCAGAACTGTCAATATAAATATTTGTGGGTTCTGATGAATCAATTATAGTTAATGACCCATCATCCTCCCATACACTTTCTGCTAATGCAACAGAACTAACCAAAGCTGCCAACATTAGATACCTCTGTAATACATGTAATACCAAAGCCAAAATTTTAGAAGGGAAAGTCACTTTCTAGTTCAGCTATGTTTTGAGCTGGCGCAGAAGCCTGTGGTGCATCCTCTTTAAGTTGCCTAGTGCCTGATATAAACTTCGAACCAGTCTTGGACTCACGAATCCATCCTGCAATCCGATGCTCTACACCATTTGCATCAACCTCTGTGCCAGTGTAGTCAGGTCGCTTTTCATTGTCCCCCTTGTCGTTCTTAAATAAAACCCATGTGTTCTTGTTATCAAATTCTTGTGCCAT